AACTCGCCTTGATTGGCGGCAACGCCCGACCAGATTGTCTGCTCAATTTTTTGAGCAACCTTTGATCCGATGTGGCCGATCATATAATCAGCTAATGTTGAAGGAACATCGCCTTGATTTGCGCCCATTGTTGCAACTTGCCAAGTAGATACGAAGTCTTTCTTACAAAGTTGAAGGTTTACTTGAGCCTCTTCGACTGTCAAGATTCGCTCCGTCAAATCAACAGTAGATGTCGGTGTGAAGTCACAGGTAGCATCTTTGACGATAGCATCAACGTCGATGCGTTGTATTACTTCTTTCTGAAGAACATTCGGTCGAACCGTGATACCTCCGTTTTCAATTGTTGACGCGCTTAATAAAGCTGCGCTGATGTATTCACCAGCAAACTCGCCAGCGTATGAAGTCGTTATGTTAGTAGTTGTAGCCATTTTTATTTTTGGATTTTAGCTATTTTGCTCAGAACTCTGGTTTCAGTCGTTCCGAACTTTGTTGAATTAAACTTGAATGATTTCTTTGATTCCTTTTCAGGATTCGGCTTGATTGCCTTTGCTGCTGGCATATCGTCAGACGATAGAGCAACCTCTTCTTTTACTTCTTCTTTTTGTGTCGCAGAAAGCATCGACTTTATCTCACCAATAGCATCTTCGAAGTCTTCCTTCGTAACATAGCTTGGCTCTTCGCTTGCCTCAACTTCAACCTCTGAAGTTTCAACAGCCTCTTCTTCAGCAACGGCTTCTTCTTCCATCGCTTTGACTTCGCTGATTACGCCTTCTTCAGCGACAATCAACTTCATAGATTCCGGCAATTCGTACTCACCGATTGGAAGCGGAACTTGACCATCTTCCGTAACGATGAAAACTGATGCCCCTGCCTCGAAAGCATCCGCTTCGATCACAGTTCCATTTTCAAGTGTCATTCGCTCAAGCTGGATTTCCATTTTGAGGAGCGTCTTGATTTTGTTAATTACAGTTTTTTCCATATTCAATAAACGTTTATTTTATAAAGTGTTACATTTTCAACTTCCACAAGCCTCGCAATCCTCGTCAATGCTGCATTCTTGTGGTTTTATTTTTGTTCTTCTGTCAAGGTCTTGGGCCGCTTTCATCATCTCTTCAAACGCGGTTCCATCTTCGGTTATGTTTGCCATTTATATTTTTTCGTTATGAAATTCGTATCTCCAATCGTTGAACGCAGAAGCTGATTCAAACATTGTGACTTTTGCGGAATCAATCGAAACCGCGCTTTCAATTCCAACGTGTTCGGTTGTGCTTTCGTCCTCGTTGAAGTAAATGAAATTCCAAGTTATCGCTGTATCTGCGACCTCGTAGGTGTTATCTGTTATGTATCCGTAATGTGTCATTAGTGTGCTACCCAACAAGTGGATGTGTCAAAGTTATTCAAAGCCATATCTGACCCGTTTTGAGCGGTTGCTGTTGAATCAGGACTGCTTTGATTGAAGTTAATGTATTGCTTTGGCGTTCCGCTAATAACTGTGGTTGGATTATTTCCTGCTCCGCTATTGTATACGCTTTGAACTTGAGTAAGCGTAACCGTTTCTTCGCTGACAAACCAATCGTCAATCGTACCATTTAACATAAGTGATACTGAGCTTCCTCGCCTGCCTATATAGCGATAGCTGAAAATGTTTGTATTTGTTCCCACCGTGCCGTAATCAACTCCGTCAATTACTAACTTGATTACGCTTGAAACTCGGAAAAAGCAGTAGTGATGCCAATCGCTGTCCGCGCTCCAATTATAGGTGGTGTCGTAAGATGTGCCGTTTACCTTGATTCGGACACGATTTAAGCTACCGTATAAAATGTAATCTGCTTCAGAGGCAGTTATTGCCACCATCTGAGACGCTGCTCCACCTCCTGTTAATCCACTTTTAAACCACCAAGAAATAATGAAGTCACCTGTTACGTTTATGTCAAGAGCAGGGGATGTAAGCAGATAATCATTAACGCCGTCGAACAACAAAGCGTTACCAAAGTCGTATGCCGTTGATAAAAGCGGAGTAGTGCCAAGATATGCTTGGCTAACTGCTGCGCTTCCAACCTTTAAAGTCGATGTATCTATTGCCCCTAATTTAATCGCCATCTATGCTATGATATAAAGTGTCGTTGCGTTCGGAGTTGTGATTGCGTCATATTCCGCTTGCGTCAAACTCATAATGTTGGTAATCGCATCCGCTCCCGTAACCGCTGATGGATCAGATGGTAGATATGCCGCGTCATTTGTCAGCGTTGAAACGTTGTCGCTTGGCTGAACAGACGTTGCTCCAAGTGCTGCGCCTGATGTTACTGTGGCAACTGCTACACTATTAACTGTGCCTGTTAAATCACCACTTAATATTGTAGCTGTCGAATCTTGGTTTGCCGTCGCTCCTAATGCCGCGCCACTTGTAACCGTTGCAACTGCTACTGAATTAACTGTGCCTGTAAGGTCTCCGCTTAATATGGTCGCTGTTGAGTCTTGATTGGACGTTGCCCCAAGTGCTGCACCGCTTGTGACTGTCGCAACCGCTACGGAATTGATAGTGCCTACCGTTGTTGCGCCTGTGTTGCTAATTGTAACATCCCCTGAAATTGCAACCGATGCTGCTTGATTTGAGGCGTTACCTAAAAACATCTTAGCCGAATCAAGGTTTGGCGTTGCGTTTGCTCTACCTGCTCCACCTACTTTGATGATGCCTGCACTTGCGTGACTTCTGATGACTCTACCGATGTTCTGAATGTCTGCTGATTCTCCGCTTGGTGGTGTGTCTGTCAACTCACCTGCTGATGTTGAAACGTATAGTGTATCGCCTTCGCTGAATGCTGAAGTATTTAGTCCTGATAAATTTCCAAAAGTCACTACCTCACAGGCTGCGTTGTTATTCGCATCGGCATAAATTAAACCAAATGCTGGTCTTGCTGATACATTATCTGCATCTGCTAAATCTACAAGTGTTTCGTTACCGCTTACACCTGTGATTGAAACAACCTTGCCTTTTAGTAATGTCGCTCCGCTTTCGTTCTTTGCATCAAATCGAACTGCACCATTTAAATCTCCAATAAAGTCATCTGATGTTACTGTGCCTGTGATGTTAATGTTACCTGTTCCTGTGACATCATAGGTATTCAAATCTAAGTCACCGCCTAGCTGTGGCGTAGTGTCATCGACTACCGCAGCAATACCGCCACCGCCTGCGCTATATTGAGGAATGTTTAGCGTGTCACCTATTAATGTAGCTGCGCCCGATGTGCCTGTGGTGGTTAAGGTGATGTCTCCTTGCTTTGCGTCTAGTGCCGTTTGCGTTGCTGTGCTTATTGGCTTATCTGCATCGCTGGTGTTGTCTACGTTTGCAAGTCCAACATCTGACTTTGTATAGTCACCGCTTTGAGCAGTTACTGCTCCTGTCCTTCCGAATACAGAATCAACAGCATTAACCTCTGCGCCTGCTGAAACTCCGCTTAACTTAGTTTGCTCTGCATCTGTAAATGCGTTGGTGTCTGCATTGTTTTCGTATGCTGTTTTTATCTCCGCATCCGTTGGGTTTACCTCTGCTCCAGCTTCAACTCCTAGCAGCTTGGTCTGTTCTGAATCGCTAAACTCATTCGTGTTCGCGTTGCTTTCGTATGCTGTTTTAACATCAGATGCTGTTTTCGCGTTTCCAATAGATGCTTCAAGTTCTGCGAAGCTGTGTATGCCGACTCTTTCTGTTGCCATTAGTTGACTGTTAGGTAAATTTCGTTGTTCGAAGTGACGTAAATGAAGTCATCCGTTGTCACATATATGTAGTTTATCGTTACAGGCGGTGTTCCTGTTATGTTTCCAATGCCCTGCGCCCAAAGCGAGCCATCGCAGCACTTAATTGAATATGTGTTATTTGGGCATAAACAGCCTCTTCGACCACCGCGCCTAGAAGATGTGGCGTTATAATAGCGTAATTTGTCTTTACGCATTGGAAATGATGTCTTTTATCGCGTCAATTAAAGCATCCTCTTCGTTTATCTCTGCCGCTTTCATCTCCGTCTTATCGGCGAAGTAGCCTTCGATGCTGAAACCTTTAACCTTTCCTGTCTTCACAAAATCATTCCATACCTCATCGTTATCAACTTTGACGGAAACCATCCAAGTACCAACGGGCATAGATAGGTCGTAGTGCGCTGACTTGTCTTTTTCTGAATGGTCGACAATCCACGATTCTACAACCGTCAAGTCGTTTAATTTCATCGCGTGTTCCAGCGTACTTTTGCCTTGATTCCCTTGCTTCAAGAATAACTGAGATGCCCTTGCGATCGTGTCTTTTGAAAAGTAAACATAGAACTCATCATCGCCGTTCTTCCTGAAAATCGTTCGATTTGGAATGAGCGCCGCGCCCATCAATATTCGCTTCTCCTGATCCACTTCTGCCAGCTTGATTTCTTGATCCTTGCTCAAGGCAATAAAGTCTGATTCAATTGCTGGCGACTCAACGATGCTGATAGCGTTTACTCCAGCATCAATACTGTCCTCGTCAAGGATTAATTCGATGATCTTCATAGCTAATAAACGTAATTTTTTGGTTTTGTTTTTATCAAAATGACGACTTGTCCCGGCTGTTTCGGTCAAGGCTTTGCTGACTTGTTACATCGTTTGCTACAACATACGCTTTAATTGGCTCCTGATTCTGATTTGCAATACTTCCAGCCACTTGATTGAATCCGCTTGTTCCTACTGTGTTAAATTGTGGCGCACCTCCTCCGCCTGCTGATGGTGTTGATGCTCCTCCGCCACCGGCTGATGGAGATGAAACTGCGCCACCTCCGCCACCGTCAAATTTCTGCGCTGAGATCGCTGCAATTTGAGCCGCGCCAGCCGCTACTGCAACGCCAGCCGCAATAGGGGCGAGGATTGGGCCTACATAAGGAATGCCAGCCACAGACTTATAAGCCGCAATACTCGCTTCCGCTGTTGATATCGTGGCGTTTGCAATAGATAAAGCCTTCGCAATTTGAAAACCTTTCTTAGCTGTTACAAGTTGGTTATCAACTAAGAAATCGTTCAAACTTATTGCGGAATCAATACCAGCTTTTGTTACTGCTATTGTCGCATTAGTAGCTTCTTCTGTATTTTCTTTTCGCTTTTTTAATGCTTCATCTTCGTATTTCTTTTTAATGTTTGCTTCTTGTATAGCTAAATCTTCCTCTAGTTTAGTTTTGTCAGCACCATATATTTCAGCCAACTCAATTAATCTAAAATATTGGTCTCGTACTGACCTTAATTCTAATTCTTGAAATGACAAAGTTTTCTGAAAATTAGCTTCATCTAAATCTTCAATTTCTTTGAAATATTCTTTTTTCTCATCTTCTTGCGCTTCGTTTTGCGCTTGTATTGCATCTAATTCACGATGCAAGCGTTCCATACGTTTCTGATAGTTTTTTTCTGCTTCTGCAGCTTCTATTTCATTAAGATTATCCCACCATTCTTGAAATGCTTCTTCGCTTTCTTTCAAAGCATCTTCTGCATCTTTATTAGCTTGCTCTCTTAAGGCTTTCTGTTCGGCATACAAAGAACGCTCTGCCGCTTGCTGTTCAGATTTTACACCAGTAATTCTTTCTTCAATATCCAGAAATTCATTACGTAAGTTTAAAATTTCAACTTCTCTTTCAAATGAGTAAGTTAAATTATTTTGTAAAAATTCAAGGTTTGCTATTCTAAGATTTACAACTTCTTTTTCTTTTTTAATTGACTCATCTAGCTGAGTTGCTAGTTGGTCATTTGCTGCAAATCTTTCTTCAAATGTTAGCGTAGAGTCATCTCGTATTTGCCTTTGCAGTTCAGCTTCTTGCTGATTTAATATTTGAAGCCTTCTTTGCTCAACTTCAAGCAATACTAACTCTTTATTATTTGCCGTAATCTGCTTACCTATTTTTTCTAATTCTTCTGTATATTCACGACCAGCTTTTGTTCCGTTAACCCATACATTCACTAAGTTTAATGTTTGAGTTGGATCAATAGTAGCTAATGTAGATAACCAATCTCGCCACGTTGAACTTTGTACCGTTTCAGATTCAGCGATTGTGTTTGTAAATCTTGAAAACGCAACATCTAAACTATTCATTGTGTTTTCAGTAGCATCTGCAATCTTTTGATTTTTACGAAAAGCATCACCTAACTTAGCTAATCCAGCTATCGCAAGACCAATTCCAAGACCTTTTATAGCATCACCAACCTTTAATAGTTTTTCACCAAAACCGCCACTTTCTTTTTTGGTTTCTTTAATGGTTTTGGTAGTCTTTTTTAACTTAGTATTTAACTGATTAATATCACCGCTATCAACATCAACCTCAATTTCAACTACTTTTTTTATCGTTTCAGCCATTGTCTTGTAGTTTGAAGTAGTTCTTAAATTCGGTTATGTTCTGAGGCACTTTGTATTTGCCTTTTGCCATCTGCGTAAGCTGGCCGCCATCGTGCCAATCATCGCTCTTGAGTAATTCTATAATGTCTTTTATCATTAGTCTACAAGTGTTAAAAGTTCAAAGTTTGCTTCGCCTGTTGTCAGGTTCAAACGCATATTATTTATGGTGTATCTATTTGTGCTGATAATCAGCACATCATTCACTTTTATTTCAAGCATCAAATGCAATGGCAAAATTGCGCGAAGCATCGTTCGCCTCATCGATAAATCGTAAAGTTCTGTTATCCAATCTTCCCAAAAGTATTTGTATATACTTGGGCTGGTGGGCGTGTCGGTGACTAGCGTGAACGGATTAACTTCTGCGCCAAAGTTTAAGCTGTTCGTGAAGCTGCTACCCATTCCGTTATATTGAAAACAAACATTGTATCTATTAAAAGCGTTTGCTCCACTTGTGACTTCTGATGTGTAAAAATTCCTAAACGCAAATAGCGTTTCATCGTCGGGCAATAAATCCTGAACCCCCGCCTTATAAAACATAACAGGCGCGCCGCCTATTGTTGAAAGGTCTTTATCAATGTAATGGCAAACCATCAACTTACTGAGTATCTCGCTATTTGATGTTTCAGGCGCAAAATTCGTTAGGCGTGACCACGAAGGATTTTCAAAAATAGTTGTTAATTCAAAATTATTTGAACTAATGGCATCTCCATAAGTGTCCCTAATTTCTGTAATTGAATCGCCATAGCCAATGCCTCCGTTTTGTTGTGAAAAATTTTGACCAATCACAGAGTCGGTTGGTTGGTATGCGAATTTTAGTTGGTTAAATAGTTCGGCAGGTTGCACTTCCACGTTGTCCATATCAACGTGTTTAGTTATATCAACATCGTTTCCTAACGCCTTCCAATCGTCAAAAGTTTCAACCTGAAACGTTGTCGAATCTATCGGCAATATAATTAGGTTAAACATTTTTATAATTCCACTCAGCCATTCGAATATATTTTGGTCAGGAATCCCGCCCTCAACAGTAAGCGTTTCACTTGTCAAGCTATCCGTATATGAATGGTCGAAATAACGAAACTCGCAAGTGGACGATGTGTCTAATTCAACCAATTCTTTTTGGTACAGAAAATTTAATTGCGACGTTGCGCTTGTAATTGTCCAATTGAATTTTTCAGGAAAATTTGATTTGACGTAAAACTTAAATGTTTTTGCTGTGGCTGAATTGGGAAATAAAAACTCAATAACGCCTTGACGTCCTTCGGGAAAATATACTATTTGAAAAACGCTGCTTGATGTAGTGTCGTAAGCCACTAGCTTCAGCTTTGGTGTTGGCAAACTATCATTAACTTGATCAATTATACTTTGCTGCACAGTTAACGCAACTGTGACTGTTTTTGTGCCTGAGTTTGCAGGAATAGACAAAACGCCAACGGAGTTATCCCAAGCCGTACTTCCAATTATTTCAGTACCATTTTTGATTTGGGTGTACTCCATTGTGTAATGATCACCAAACCCTTGAGCGCGATTACTCCAAACAAATAAATCTTGCCAAGCGTCCTTTGACCAAAAACCTCCCGTAAAAGAAATTGAATATTTATTCTCAATTTCCGTCAAAATTCTATCCGCTTTTAGCGCAGGCTTTAATTCGTACATAAGGCCGCCCTGTGAAGCGTATTGATACTTTGCCGTCACCAACTCATTCTCAGTATTCAACGCTACTGAAATGTAAATTTGAAAATCACATTGAGGCACATCTGAAAATTGCCAAGCAATGGCCTGCGCGGCGGTGGCAGATCTAGTAACTTGAATAGATACAACATCATTACCCGTTCCGATATTCTGCGTTCCAGCTAAATACGCAAAACCATCATAAGCGTCGTATGCTTTGATAGTCCAATCGGCAGCTTGGTTTGCAACAACAATGTAAATAAAAAATGTATCAGCACCACTCCCTGAGTTTCCATCTTGAATAAACCAATTGTTCGCTAAATCATAATTTTCGTGTGCGTCGTTTACCTCATAAGGTTCTAAAGTACGATCGTTGTTTGATCCAGCCGCATAAATATAAGGATTAGCGTTTATTGAATCGTAAATTCCGTTTCCTATGCCTTGCAAATTCCAATTCCTTTGCGACGTTGCCATTGGTATTATTTGATCTGTGCCAACCGTACCTTTTATCGCGTCTGAAAAATCATCATATCCCAAATGCGCGTTTGAAACACTACCTAGCTGTGGCAGGGTGTCTTTTCCAAAAAAATCAGAAAGATTTGTGATTTGGCTAAAAAAAGCTACTTCGTAATAGTCAACACTTCCGTTTTTTAATACAGCCCTGTTGAGCCACATATATCCAAATCGGAATGGTAAGGTGTTTATGTCAATTCTTGCTGCCTTCTTTGTTGCTGGATTGAATCCTGTTGCAATGCTTTCATCGTACCAATGCGACATCGCAATATTATTGTTCTTGCTCGCAGGAATCGTGAACGATTGCGTGTAATCGGTAAAGACTTTATCCAATTCGCGGAAGTCTTTAATCGTTCGATTGATCTCAATCGATTCGTCTGCGAATAAATCCAGACGCTGGTCATCAATATAAACTTCAACAATTAACCTCATAGGTGTTTTCTCTTATCTTCTCTTATCTTCTCTTATCTTCTCTTATGGCATTGCGATGGCAATGCGATGGCAATGCGAGCGCAATGCGAGCGCATACTTTTATTTGCAACTACCTCATTTATACGACGTTATTCAATTCGTTATAAGCAAAGTCAAACGTCAAGCTGTAGTTTATAAGATTATCGTTCACAGATTTCTTTAAATCAACTTGATTAGTTTGAATCGTTACAGGAGTAAACACATCGTCAATAATTAGCACGATGCTTTCGCTTAAAAGAATTTCTTCTAGGAGTTGGCTAAACGACTCATTTACAAACCCCGTGTTAACGATAATAGATTTAGATCCGTTGACGTTGTATCTCTGCTTTTGTGCAGCGTTGACGCTGTAAGTGTATTCGTTATTAACAACCTCGCCTATGTTTCGCTGAAACTTGCTTTCCGTTGTTACCATCTGGCTCATCGACTTCTTAATGAAGCTAAAGGAATCCCAAAAACCGAACTTGTTTACAAACAAGCAGTCGACCACGTTGTATTTTGGCTCGCATACAATTTCATATCGAAGCACAGATTGATCGTTGACTGCGGCAATAGTATTTTCGCCTGTGAATCTTGGGATGTTATCGCCGATTAGATAAAAAGCTAATTGTTCCTGAGTTGTAGATAATTCCAACAAGTATCCTTGCAGATACGTTGACAGGCCGCTGATGTCTAGTTGTATTTCAGTAGCTGACGCACCAATAACTGTTAACTCCTCATCGAAGGATGGATATATAGTTCCGCCTCCTGCGTCAAAACCAATTCCAAGTATGTTGATAACATCGTTGGCTGCGGCATCATTAGCAACTATCAACGTTAAGTCTTGGCCTGCTGTTACGCTAAATTCGCTTTGAGATGTGAATGTAATTGAAACCGATACCGTTGTTGTTTGCGGGCTTCCTGCATCGTTTCTGTTTATAAAGTGACCGACTCGCAAATAGTCTTTACCTGTCACAAAATTAGAGCAAAGGTTCTTTTTGCCTAACGGTAAATAGGTTACTGAATATTCCACTTGTTCAATCGCAAAGTCGGACGGCATAATCTCAATGTCGTAGATGTTTGTAATCGGCGTATAGTCGTCGTTTGTTCTTGTCAGCCAATTTGTGCCTGCCCCCCACTTAATCCGACCGAAAGTTTTGATGTCAGGATTATTCCGATCGAACTCACCCGTGAATATTGGCAGAATTGTGTAGCTGTCTTGGCCCATTTGCCGATAGCAATTTGTTGCCATTATTGTAACATCTGTTCCTTTTGCAACCGCAGGTGACCAATCAGGTGTGCCGTAGTTTCCTGTCGCGCCTGTTGTCGGTAAGAAGTTCACGCCGTCTTTGAATCCGCTATAACCAAAGTTTGCAGTATAGTAAATATCAAGTGTTTCGGTTGGCCCTCCTGAATCAACTACCTCCTTATCAATTTCCACAAATAAAACTTCATTCGCTTCCGCGTGATTGTCTGCTCTGACTTTTGCCGCATAACTTAACGCAACCGTTGTATTTGAGATGCAATATGCCTTGTCGATAGCCGCCCCTAAATCGAATGTAATGGATGTGGCGTTAAATGAAAGTACAGTTGCATACCAAACGCTTGCCGGAAAACTTGCATTACAAGGCGTTGCGGCTATACCTGTAAACGCAGGCGTTTGAATTGTAAACTTATCGCCTACCTTCAGGTTACAGAAATTTGTTGTGTCTACTGTTGTCGTAATCTCTGATCCATTGTCATTACTATTAAGGCTTGCGTTTGTGGCGATGTCGTAATTAACTCCAATGATTCGATCAGTTACGTTGTGCTGAATATAGTCCGAGACAAGCGGTGCTATATCAAACACAATTATGCCATCAACAGCGTTCGACTTTGAAAGCGTATAAGTTTTTAATGTCGTGCCTGCTAAAGCCGCAGAGCGATTTCCGTTCTTAATTCTCACAGTTAAAGACGCGCTTGTAATTGTCTCCCCTGTAGTTGGAACGCAATTTATAAAGAACGGTGATCTCGTTCTTACAGGTCTATGATTTTTGAGTGCGGTTGGCATTGATTAGGTCTATTTGTGCGCTGATGTATTCTATGTTATCTTGAGCGACTGCTTCTTGCAGTTGGTTGTAAAACTTCTTTTCTTGGCTTTCTAACGGATCGGTGAAGAAGTTAGTTGCTGGTATTCCGAACTTCTTTATTTTGCGATTTATGATATAAGCTAATCCATTGATAGCATTCTCTTTTTGCTTGGCTGTTTTAAAAGACTTGAACTTGCCTGTTTTTAAGTCGCGCATCCGCAACGGCTTTTTCTTAATCCAATTGACCAAGACTTGCGGAGGAACTCCCTTACCTGCTTTTCTTCCCTTATCTACATTGATGCCATACTCTAACATCTTGAATATAATGAAACCTTTGCTAAACCTTCCGTCTTTCGTCTTGGTTTTCAACTCTGAACTAATTGACTTTCGAAGATTACCAGAAGCATCAATGCGCTTCTTATAGCTTTTACCCCTTGAGTTTTTCGCCGTGTATGTTTTGCCTACGTTGATCTTCGCTAATCGAACTACGTTGTCCGCAAAGTCAGCTAGAACTTTATCTCTATTGCCTTTAACCCTGCCAGCCATCAGATACAGATTTCTGTGTTTGGAACGTCGATTGATATGTCAATGGCCCAGCCAGCAAGTAGGTTTTCAAACCTATCTTGAAACGGTGTTGCCGTAATTGTTTCGTTGATTTGGAAATTATTACTAAACGCATCTCCTCTCCGTAGCTGTTCAACCAACCTGTTGCAAACCTGAAGCTGAGTGTTGTATATATCTTGGAGGTTGTTCATACCATAGAACGGTTGTGCCTCACTTCTGAGTTGGTCTTTGTTGATATCGACGACATCCATACAGATCACCGTGAAGTTCATTGTCATCGTCGATCCATTTAAGGCCGTATCTCCCACGATAATATGCGACAATGGGAAAATGGTCTGCTTCGCCAAATCACTCTCTGAAACCTCGCCTATTGTGACCACATTGACGTTGTTGTCTGCTATCAATAAGTCGTGCAGCTTCTGCGTTACTGTGTAAAATTGCCTCATCTTTTTTGCTTGCGCTTTATTTCGTTGCTTTCAATTTCGTTTTTCTGCTTGTCAAATGTCAGTTTAAGCAGACATTGATGGAGATCCAGCTTTGTGACTTCATTAATTCTAAGGATGTTTCCATCTGCGAGATGAACGATTGATTGATACCATCCCCATCGCTGTCCAAACTGTGCTCGCTCTCCGTGTTCGTTGTCGTCAATTCCTCCCGAAAAGAGTCCTTCATACTGCTTAACAACTCGCTTCCTAAATTCCAAAAAAAAAGCATTGCACCAAGTGCCGTTTCTAAATCGCAATCAAGAAAGAACTCAGCATACTTGTCAGAGCCTTCGTAATCTTCGATCAGATAGGTTTCCTTTACCTTAAGCGTGATAGGTCTGTAAAGAACAGCCATTGCCTTGTGATAGGTAGTTGGTGACTTCATATAGTTCTCAAGGTCTACATACTCACCCAAGCTGATGTCATCCAGCTTCGGAATGAATCCAAACTCTGTGTCACCGATCTTTATTCTGTTTCTGAATGTTGGCTTCTCACCGAACACATCTTGCAGCATTTGAACCACAACATCGTATTGCGTCAGGCTAAGTTTTTGCAGTTCGTCATAGCTGACATTGCAGAATATGCTAACCATCTTCATAGCCACGAACTCGCTGTCCTCTGCACCTTTGTTTGCTTCTAGTATCTTTTGGTAAGCGATGTAGTCCTTTAAAGGAATATCTGCAAGGCTGGCTGGAACTTGAAATTTTACTTTCATAATATATAAACGTATTTGCTTTGATTTGTACCTCTGCCAAATATAGGGCATAAAAAAAGCCCCTAATGTGGAGGCTTTAATATTTTTATCGAATGCTGTAACTTCCGTAGTTCGGATTTGCTAATCGATTCCAAACAGCATATCTGACAGCATCAATCGCGTGATTGAAATTGTCCACGGGCTTGTTAAGCAGGTTGCCGTTCTTGTCTTCTGTCCACTTGTAGTTTTGCAGTTCTTTGATTAGGTTCAAACTGTTTGCTGTGACCTTTAGTTCGTATCGCTTGAGCATATCGATGCCGGCCATTATAGAATCCGCACCTTTAGCTGTTGGTTTGACATTCCATCTGAGTCGATGCAGTTCTTCGATTGACTTTGGTTCTGCCGAATCAGCATAGATAACATCCAGCCTGTTAAGTCCTAACTCCTCAAACTTCTGAGCGATGTCTTGGTTCGTTAAGTTGGTATGGTAGAGCAGTTCATCAAGGATAAGCTGGTTGCCTTTCTTGTAGACCTTGACAAGTGCTGTCGGATCATTGGTGAACCCAAAGTCCATTCCTGTGGATAGTAGCTGACCAGATACCTCTTGCACGATGCCAAATTGGAATATAGTCGCTCTGGACATTCCACGTTCTCCAAGTCCATAGATGCGCCAATAGTCCTCGTCTGTTTCTTTTAGGCGTTCGATCTCTTGAATGATTCCAGCGTCAAGATATGGATTGTCAAGGTAGGTCGTTTGCAGGAACGAGCAATCTTCTCTTGGCACTACCTTATCATATATCCAATGGAAGCTGTCAGATGGATTGTAATCGATTATAACGCGTCCTGTTGTCCTGAATAGTATCTGTTGCCAATCTTCCCAATACAATTCATTTGCCTCGTTTAGAAAGGCTAAATCACGCTTTCGCCCTCGTATCTTCTGCGGCTGGTCTAAACTGATGAACTCAATCAGGTTTCCGTTCAGATGGTATTCGCTGTTTGATTTATTGTGAAACTGCTCGCTGTATAATTTATGCTTGCGAAGAATGTCAAAGAAATCACGCATAACAGATGAGCGAACTGCTGGGAAGGTCTTTCTTGCAATCGTTATGGTCTTGCCCTTGTTGCGATAGCAATAGTCAAATATTATCCATAGCAGAATGTTGTAGGTCTTACCTGACCGTGTGCCGCCTTGCTCAACGATTATCTTTTTAGGCGACTTCCGCAGATGCGTAAAGACTTTATTTGTCCGAATCTGACCATTCGCCATCCTCAACTATTTGGAAGGTCTGAATGCCTTCGTGTGAAATCTCCTGAC